CGCATATTTCGGCAAACAAGATGTTTGTCTACGGTGGGTCGTATGATGCTGGAACACGGACGTTTATCATCGACACCCGAGATTTACCTAATGATTACGAAGTCACAGATGACGATTGGTTGGTCTACGATGGCCGTCGTTATGACATTAAGAGTATCAGTGAGTTCGAGCAACACACTGCTTGGGTAATCATTGGTAAAGAAGTCAAAGGTGTAAGGCCAGAACAAATCTTCCACATGAAGGCTGAGAACTGGCTTGACGTGGAACACGAAGTAGAGCAAACATAATGTTGGATGCAAATTTGGCCCGCTGGACGATGGCATCCATTGCCGTCTATTTTAAGGACGTAGCCGATACGATTGGCCTTACGTTCTTTGTAGAAGGTGTAGATGAACGAGAACCTGATACAATGCGTCAGGAACACGCAGAGTTGAGGGTTAGTGGTCCATACGTTCGTGAATTGAGTCACGACTACTGGCGTGTTCACATTGACATAAACATCATGCTGACGGACTACATGAAAATGTCCACAGAAGATGCTTACGACATCAATCGTTGGGGTGGTGTGTTCCTCACTGCTATGACGGACCCAATCCCAATCTTTCGATTTGGGACTGGACCTGACGATGATGGTTCCCTAGTTGGTTGTTTAACCCAGCGGAAGGGTTTTAGCGAACCAGCGCGTCTGATCCACTTTGGTCAAGTAAGCCGCGAAGACCGAATCCGGCAGGCCGTTGTGGATGGTCGATTTGAAATGTACCTTTCGATGTAGGAGTTAAACAATGGCACGAATTGAACTCCGCGATGCGACCATTCGCATTAAGGATGGTCTCAGCGGCAGCGCAGTCATTGAGGAGGCTACTCCTGGTGCAACGGATACGGATGCTGACATCAATACCGTCGTCCTGAATACAACTGACACTGACTTGGTGCCAGTCGGGGCTAGGTTTACTGTCAACACCGCCAACAACGTTACGACCTACACGGTCACAGCACGTACACCGGCGGACACAAGTCCGACGACAAACATTGAGTTTACGCCAGCTTGGGGTGCTAATACTCCATCGGCGAACGATGTAATCACTTTCCTCCCGCAGCAAATTGATGTTACCATTGGTGAAGGTAATCTAACTTGGACAGAAGCCAAGGAATACGAATACCTGCTTGACCGTGGTGATCTTGATACGGTGAAGGAAGGTGACGAGCAACCTCTTGAGGTCTCGCTTGAGTTTGTGTACGAGCACGTTACAACTGGTACTTCTGAGTCAATTACTCCGGTTGATGCTGTCAAGGGCATCGGTGGGGCGGCTGAGTGGGTATCAAGTTCTGATGACCTGTGTGAACCGTATGCAGTGGACCTTGAGGTTCTCCATTGTGTGCCGTGCGGCGGTGATGAAGACGAGCGAATCGTCCTCCCAGATTTCCGTTACGAAAGCCTGGAGTACGACCTTGGTGAAGCCACGATCTCTGTCTCTGGTCGTTGCAACGTAAGTGATGCGACTGTGACACGTGGCGATTATGATGACGATTGTCCGTCATAATCATAGTCGAACCCGTATAGTGGGGCGGGTTAGCCCCGCCCCACTTTCTTCACTTTGTAAGAGGGAGAATCTAACATGAAAATCGGTGGTGTAGAAGTCAAAGGCCCGGCTGAGGAAGTTCTTGTACTCCCTCGACTGGATGAAGACATTGTTATCCGTGCTCGTGCAGTCACGAACATGGAGGTATTTGAGGCTCTAGTGCCTGAACCAAAGGCACCTGGGAGTCTTACGAAGAAGGGTTGGGTTCCCAACCTAAAGGACGAAACCTACCGTCAAAAAGTTGAGACATACAATGCTCAACGTCTTGCCTACATGGTACTTCAATCTCTGAAGCCAAGCGAGATTGAATGGGAGACAGTCGATGAAGACAATCCCAAGACATGGGAAAATTGGACGGAAGAATTGCAGGCTGCGGGACTTTCAACTGTTGAAGTCAATCGAGTTGTCCTATGCGTAATGCAAGCCAACGCTTTGGACGAAGACAAACTGAAGGAAGCCCGTGAGGTTTTTCTACGTGGGGTGGCAGAGGAGGAAAGCGAATCCTCTGGCCTCCCAACAGAACCGGAGAATACGCCGTCTGGCGAGCCTGTGAACGATTCGGAGTCCGACCCCCAGGAGTAAAGAGCAACTGGGATGATTGCGATGTATGGACGCAAGCAAAGCTTGTTGCTTTCGAGCAAACACGGGAGCATGAGGAGCTTGAACTTCAGAAAGGGCTAGCAGGTGTTGGACCAAAGAAATCAGCACCTACACCTAAAGGACGCAGGGGTCGGAGACGAAGACGATGAAATTCACCCCTAAGTTTGTCGCCCTCCACTTAGATGTTGCTGCCTACAAGCGGCATCTTAGTGAGTACATGGAAGATTGGCTCAAACAAGCTGGACAACAGTGGCTTCTTGCTACTGTTCATGCCGTAATTCCAACGTGGTCCAAAGCATCTAGGGCCACGTTCCAAACACTTGCCCGTGAACTAGGTACTAGTGTTCCATACGGTCCACAACGAAGTCGTAAGGATCGTGAATCATTAGGTATTTCAACTGGTTCAGGTAGTGGTTTGGAACTCGACCCGGAAAATTCGCGTTGGCACTTCAGGTATCACAGTACACTTCGGTATCTTGCTTACAATGAATACAATAGGGCTGAGAAGTGCAGCAATAATGTATTCTATGGGTTAAGAAGTCCTACCCCTTACCACTTCCAGGAAAAGGGACAGAAAGCCTTTGAGCAATTTACTCGTTTCACGGAACTTCCTGATCCTTTCAAGTTCCTGAAAGCAACACAGGTGTAATATGCCCGAGGAAATCACGCAGAAATTAGGTTTTGAAGCGACAAAAGCGATTCAAACCTTAACGGATTTGAAGACGCGCCTTGATAGCTTTAAGACGAGCTTGAAAGGCGCGGCTGATGCTGCGCGCGATTTCAATACTAGCGCTGGTCCAGCAGCTAAGACCATGCGTGATCTTGCTAAAGCTGCCAATAGTGCTGCCACGGCTGCACAAAAGTTATCAGGAGCTATGGGTGCATCACAGGCTTCCGTTTCTCAGACTGGTAAAGGATTGCAGACAACAGCAACAGCCGCTCAGAACTTGAGTGGGATGTACACACAAGCTGTTGCTGGCATGGGCACTAGTACACAAAATATGGCTAACCAGGTTACGGCGGGTACCACCAAAGCCTCGTCATCCATGACGAAAACTGGTTCTGCCATGAATCAGGCAGGGAGACAGGTTCAACAATCAGCCAAAGCAGCCGGGAATGCTACTACTGTAATGGGTAATCAAATGACCCGAGCAGGGCAGCAAGGGGCACAAGCTGCTAAGACAACTACCCTTTCTTGGAAGACTGTTCTTCGAGTAATTCAAGCTCAGATAATCATTCGCGCCTTCAGTGGGATCATCCAAGCGATGAAGGATGCGGCTAATTCTGCCATTGAGTTCCAGCTAGCTGTTGCAGAAGTTCAAACTATCGCACCACCAACACTTGGAAACTTGGATCAATTGGCGGCGAAAATTCGAGAAGTATCCTTGGAATTTGGTGTCGCGCAACAGATTGCGGCTGAAGGTGTGTATCAAATCTTGTCAAACCAGGTGGTGGAAGCATCACAGGCTTTTGACTTCTTTACCACTGCGCAAAGACTCGCCACGGTTACTTTAGCTGAGACAAGGGATGCGGTAAATGCACTGTCATCAGTGATAAACAGCTACCAATTACATGCTTCGGAAGCTGAACGTATTTCAGGTACACTGTTCAAAACTGTTGAACTCGGTCGTTTGCGTTTGAATGAGATTGCCGATATTATTGGTCGAGTAACACCTTTGACCGCACAATTAGGCATTGAATGGGAAGAAGTTGCAGCATCTTTGGCTGTAATGACACGGCAAGGTGTGCGCGCTAACACAGCTATCACTCAAATGCGAGCTATCGTACTGAAGCTTATCAAGCCAACTGAGCAAATGCAAAGACTCTTTAGGCAATGGGGTGCACGTGATGCTGAACAAGCTATTCAAAAGTTTGGCGGGTTGGTAGGTTTGTTGCAGAAACTTGCCCAAGAAACAGACGGTAGCAGTGCTGAAATGGCACAATTCTTCAACCGTGTACGAGCCATTGCTGGTGTTTTAGGTGTGATGACGGGTGAAGGTGAAGAAGTTGCGGAGACACTCGACAAAATCAGAGATTCGGCCACAGCTTCTACTGAAGCATTCGAGAAATTCACCGAAGCACCCGCATTCCGTATCCAGAGAGCTATTACTGCAATCCAGGTAACATTTGAAGATTTGGCATCTAAAGCTCTTCCAGTATTAGCAGATATGCTGGAATGGATCGTGAAGATTGCTCCTGAAGCCGACACAATGGCACAGGCTTTCAAGTATGTAGGTATCGCAATTGTAGAGCTTACAAAAGTCGGTGCATTATTTGTTGTCTCAATGGTTGAGGGTTTGGCAACCATTATTGGTTGGGTTGAAGGCGTAGCTCAAATTATTGGTGATTTGTTCTCAGGTGTTTTGCCATCAGCAGAAAGCCTTAAACAAGCATTCACTGATACCAGCGCTGCCGCTGAACAAATGATGAAGGAGATTGAGGCTGAAGAGGAACGCTTTGCGAAGCAATGGGAAGATAGACGCAAGCGTATGATGGCAGCGGATAAGAAATTCTGGCAGGAGCAATCACAAAATGCTTGGAATTTCTTGTCTGAAATTTCGCTTGTTTGGCAACGAATGGAAGCAATCGTTGATGCCGGTATTGAATCCGTAACTAAGATTACTAGCCGCATGTGGGATAACGTTATTGCGGATGGTAAGGATGCTATCAAGGGCCTTGCTGATCTTCAGGATAATTTCCAAAAGAAGATGCGAGACCATATAAAAGAAACCTCAGACATGCGAGAACGTTTTGCTGAGGAAGATTTCCAACATCAACTTGATAGGTCTCAAGGTCTGCGTAAAGATCAATTACTGAGTCAACGAGTAGATGAAATTCTTGCACAGTCAAGAAGGGATTTGGCTAAAGCTGGTATCGACGAAGAGAAATATCGTCACGCCTTAGAAACAACGCACCGTGCTCAGGAATTGGCACGTGAGCGTGCTCAACATGCTCTCGAAATGGGTAATCGCGGTGCTGAATATCAAGCAATGAAGCAACTATCTAAGGCACGTCGAGCCGAAGAAAAAGCACGAGCGGCTCATGCCAAGGCTATGAATAGAGCCAATACCCAGGAGGCTCAACGATTCCGCGATGATATTGAACGACGAATGGAGTTAATGGATGAACTCAGGAAAAACTGGACTGATATTCAGAAAGAACTCGCTAAGCAGGAAGATTCAAATAGCGAACGTTCTGCGCAACTTCGAGAGGATTTGACTGAAGTTGAACGTCAAATGCGCGAAAATCTCTTCAATGAGCAAGAGTTGCGCATGGCGGAAGCTTTAGGAGCAGATAGAGAACGTCTGAAAGCCTTCAATGAAGGTGTTCAGAATGTACTAACTGAAGCTAAGTTTGCTTGGGAGACTGAGGTAGCACGACTTCAAGCCATCTTAGATCGTACTGTCTTCAAACTCAAGGCCGATTTCGGTGACATTGGTGGTCAACTTAGTCAACTAGCACAAGAAGTTTTAGGTAGGGCTCGACTACCTTACGAAGACCCAGGACAATACCTCGGTAAAGCTTTCGATCAGGCACGTGACGCATTGCAACGTTATAAGCCTGACCAGATAGAAATTCAGGAGCTTACTGAGAAAATTGGGCGAACAACACAAAATGTCAAGGATATTCTTGATGAAGTGACTATGGAGCCTTGGGTGGCTACTTCAGAGCTACTTGCAAAGCTTTCTGTCAAGCATCGTGGTGACATCAAAGCAATGCAAGAAGATTACCGACGAATGGGTCAAGCAGAGATTGATCGCTACAATAATCTCGAACAACAAATTCGTAATGTAGCTAATGCTCTTGAAGCTGGTGTTGATGTATCCAATTTGAACCTTGACAGTCTAAAGGCTCAAATTGACAAGGAAGTTGAACGTGGAAGGCTTACAGAGACAAATGCCAACAAGCTAAAGAAGGCTGTGGATCATCTTACAGAAACATTTGATGAAGCTGGTAAAAAGAAGGAGCTTATTGAAAAATGGGATGATACACCCCTTAAAGCTATGCAAGCATTGGTAGGCGAACTTGGTACTAAGACAGACGAATGGGCCAAAAAGGTCGAAGCAAGTGGTACTAAGACCGATGAAGTCGGGACGAAAACTGATGCCGTTAAAGGTAAGGTCGATGTTCTGAAAGGTGCCCATGATAACGTGACAGGAGCAATGGGTAATCAAGTTACGAAGTATGATACACAACTTCAGAAACTTGACCAACTAATTGCCAAGGAACGTGAACGAGCTAGAGCGGCAGCAGGCGCGCCTGCTGAAGCTGGTACTCCCACCGCGCCTGGTGCGCCTGGTGTCCCTGCTGAGCCTGCGGCTCCGACGCCAGAAGCAATCCCGCAGCAAGTTGAGAAAATCGACCAAAGTCTCAGTTTGCTAACGCAGAAAATCAATGAGGTTTCTCAAGCTGTACCAGCATTAGGTACTGCTTTTGGACAGATTACACCTGCTGTCAGTGGTGTTGCACAGCAGGTAACGTTGGTCAAGACTGGCATTGACAGCGCTATCACTTCTACCGCTTCGTTGTGGCGGGGGTGGGATACAATGTCTGGTGAGGTGGCGGCGGTAGCTGGTGAACCTATGTCCAGTCTTATTAACGCCACCAATAACGCGAAGACGGCTACGGACAATCTGAAAACGTCCTGGGATAGTGTAGCACAATCCATAGGAGTCGCAACCTCGGCGGCCGGACAAGCCGCTGCGGCGATGCAGCAAGCCGCCCAGGCTGCCGCAGCCGCAGCCCAAGCGTGTGCCCAGGCTGCCGCAGCGTGTGCAGGAGGCAGCGTAGGAGCGGCTCACGGGGGCCGTTACTTCCAGGTAGGTGGTCGTGGGACAGATCAAATCCCAGCTTGGCTGACGCCTGGTGAGTTTGTAGTGAACGCTCGTTCAGCACGAGATTTCTTTCCGCAGCTTCAAGCAATCAATGCGGGTCAGCAACCTGTGTACCGAGAGCAAGGTGGCTCAGTGACAACTGTTGGTGACATTCACGTCACAGTGCAGGGAGGCGAAAGCTCAAGTCAAACAGTCCGGGAAATCGCTACTGGACTACGAAGAGAACTTCGGAGGAAAACAGCGAGACTTTTCTAAGTGAATAGTGCCAGTGTAGTAAAGGGCTGCACGGAACCCAGCGGGCTTTCCGTAAGACACCCTGGCACTGGTGTTTGCAAGGTATAGCCCGCGAAAGCAAATGGAGAAGAGACATGAGAACTCGACTTCCGATGCGCGGTTTCTACTTCATTGAGCACCGGAATAAGGCCGGAAAGCTCATCGGTATCTACCGCGTGCCTAATGGCATTACTGATGTGGGCATGAATGACCTACTCGACGTGCATTTCGGAAACGATACACAGCACGCCCTTTGGTACATTGGCCTCATCGACAACTCTGGCTACTCTGGTGTTGACCCGACTGATACGATGTCGTCGCACGCTGGGTGGACAGAGAACACCGACTATAGTGGGAACCGTAAGCAGTGGGTTGTTGGTTCTGCTGCGGGCCGTTCGATCTCGAATGGTACAACGGCTGACTTCAACATCACTGGTACGGCAACTCTACGAGGTATCTTTGTAAACACAGATGAAACTGGCACAGCCGGTACTCTTTGGTCCACAGCCCTGTTCAGTTCGCCTGTTTCGGTTCAGAATGGTGACACGCTGAAGATCACTTATACGGTCAGCGGCTAAGTCTCTCCCTCGGTGTGCCCCGGTGTGGGAGGATTCCCGCGCCGGGGCTTTCTTCAAAAGGTGCGAGCATGGCTCTACTTTGGGTCGATGGTTTTGAAGGCTATAGCCAGGTAGATGGTCAACAAATCTACCAGGAGCTAGGTCGCCGATACTCCATCGGTGGAGTCTACATTCGCGCTCAAAATGACGGTCGCTTTGGTGGATGGTCTGCCTGTGTGGCATACAACAATGTCACATGGTTTATGACTCCATCACTAACGACTGATGATACATTCATTGTTTGTTTTGCAGTCAAATGGTTGTCTTCTATCGGTACCGATAGATTCTGTGAAATGTGGAGCGATGGTACCCGAGGAATGGGTATCCGAGTTTTGTCAACAGGTGAAGTTGACATCTATCGTGGTACAACTTTCATTGAACGTTCAACTCTTTCACCAATCAAGATTGGAAAGTGGCATTGGATTGAGTTCAAGGTTGTATGTGATAATTCGGCTGGTTCCTATGAAGTGAAGGTTGATGGAGTTACAGTTCTTTCAGCTTCAGGGGTAGATACACAACAGAACCTAGCTTACCACGATCAAGTAATCTTTCGAGGTACGGGCAGCAACAGCAGCAATACCCCTCGTATTGATGATCTCTTTATCATGGATGGTACTGGTGGTAGTTACAATGACTTCATTGGACAGCGACGAGTTCTAGCAATCACTCCAAATGCTGATACAGCGGATGTTGATTGGACAGTGAGTGGCGGCTCAGATCATTATGCGTTGGTAGATGATTTGGACCCAGATGATGATACCAACTACGTAGAAGATAGCGTCACAGATGAGGAAGACATTTGGGAGTATAGCGATATTTCTGCCTTTGATGGTAGTGTTGATGCCTTGAGTTTGATTACGGGTGTAAGAATTACGGATGCAAGTCCGTATGATTTGAAAACTGTAGTCAAATCAGGTGGGACAAAATACGATAGTTCGGCGGAAACAATCGGTAACTCTGATTACGCAATGAAGGATCGGTTGATGGTCACTGATCCTGACACTGGTTCGGCATGGACCCAGAATGGTATCAACAATGTCGAAATGGGTGTGAAGGTAGGCTAATGGCACTCCTATGGTTCGATGGCTTCGACAAATACGGAGACGACGTAGGCTCGTGTGATCCTTTGAGGATCATGGAGACTCGTTATGCCATTCGTGGAGACAAGTTTTACCCTGAACCGGGTCGCTTTGGAGCTTATGCTATTGCACCACGTTGGGATGCAAATACCTGGTTTCAAACACCCCACCTGACAACAGACCGAACACTAATTGTTGGCTTCTCAATGAGGGCATCGACCAACTGGGGTAGTGGCTACTTTTTACACCTAGTATCACACAACAATTGGAGTTTAGCTCTGTATCTTCATAGTGATGGTTCAGTATCAGTACGACGTAATACTACCATTCTTGAACAAACTGGAGCAGGTGTTCTTCCAAAGGAAGAATGGCGTTTTGTTCAACTGAAGATTTACTGCGATTCAACTAATGGTACGTGGGAACTTCGGATTGATAACACTACAGAACTCCAAGGGACAGGAAATACACAATCTGATAGTGATAACTATTACAGTGCTGTTCGTATCTCCAGCATCAATCATCAGGCAACATACCAACCACGTTTCGATGATCTTTGGATTTGTGATTCAACTGGGGCTGTAGCAAACAACTTTCTTGGACCAGGGTACCGTGTATCAACGCTTAATCCATCGGATGATGGGGACTCATCTGATTGGACGCCTAATCCGTGGCCTGACCATGTAGACAATCTTGATGAATTGATCCAAGATGACACTGAGTACGTGGAAAGTAGCGCAGCAAATCATCTTGATCTGTATGATTATGACAGCCCACCAGCAATGAGCCAAATCAAAGGGGTTCAGGTTCAAACAGAAGCTATCATTACAGAACCTAATCCTCACACGCTCAAGACAGTCATCAAACACGCAGGGACAGAAGATGAGGATGCGGGGCAGATTGTAGGGACGAGCGATTTTCTCGTGGCCTACCAGAGGCTTATGCCTATCAATCCTGTAACAGCCGTTGATTGGATTCGACAAGATATTGAATACCTTCAGGCAGGTGTAAAGGTGGGCTGATGGCATTACTCTGGATTGAAGGTTTTGAGGGGTTGCAGTCTGGCTATGATCCAGGTTGGTGGAGTAATCAAGACCTTGAAAAGAATCTACTGCGACGTTATTGGCGAGCAAGTAGCCTAATCAATGGTCGTATGCGAACAACAGAGGGACGATTTGGTGGTTATGGTTTGGAGTTTTATCCAGGATTTGGTGTCTGGTTTCAAACGGCTCCATTGACCACAGATCGAACATTGATTACAGGGTGTGCCTTGCGTTGGGGTGATCGGAATGGTGGCGGGCCAGGACGAATCGTTTCACTATATGACGGCGACAATTTAGAAGGGATGCAAGTTCGTGTTGCTGACTCTGGTATCAATCTTGAAATCTGGCGTGGCAACACAGTCATGGAAACACTCACGGGAGCTGAAATTCCCGAAGATGAGTGGTTTTACATCGAGTTCAAGGTCTACTGTGACAATACAAATGGTACATGGGAACTACGACTCAATGGGAATGTGATTGGCAGTGCTAGTGGCGTAGATACCCAAGCAAGTATTACCAACTATCATCAAACTGTTCAATGGAATACCAATTACTGCGATCAAAAGATTGATGACATCTATATCTGTGATGGTTCTGGTTCAAAGAACAATGATTTTCTGGGTGTTATGCGAGTAATTCCTGCCTGGCCTGGTACAGACCAAACCATTGAATGGGAGACAATGGTTGGGGCTCCTGACCATCCAAGAGCAGTTAATGAGCAAGAGCCTGATGACGATACATCTTACATTGAAGATGATGATGTTGGTGATAAAGACATCTTTGACTATGCGGAAATTACGGATAGTTTCGGTACTGCTGCTGGGTTGATGATAAATACCCTTTGTAGAGAGACAGACGCACAAAGCTTTGATCTCATCAACATTGTTCGTTCTAATGGGACAGAGTACGATCAGCCAAGTCAGAAAGTCGGTTCATCATCGTATGTTCACCGCTACGACATTTTGGAGTCTGATCCAGCCACAGGATTAGATTGGACAAAAACAGGGATCGACAGTGCTCAGTATGGTGTAAAGGTAGACTAATGGCACTTCTTTGGGTTGACGGCTTTGAAGGCTATGAGACGACAGATGAGCATTACATTGCTGATCGTCTCATTCGTCGAGGCTACACACATCCCGGTGGTCCTGGAGTTCGCTACAGTGTCAGAGATGGACGCTTTGGTGGTAAGTCTCTTTGGCTCTTTGGTGATGGTGGTCCGTGGGTAAGAACACCAGCTTTAACAACCGATAGGACATTGATTGCTGGGGTTTCTATCTACATGGAAGCAACAGATACTTACCCAGGAGCTAATCCAATCATCACCTTTTTTGATGGTGATAATAATGAAGGCATGATGGTCTACCTTAATGGAGACCCTGGACGTGGAACAAAGTTTCAAATTGCACGTGGATGGTCCGGTGCTGCTCCAGCGGCAATTCTTGAAACTGTAGATGATCCCTTGTTCCCTATGCCTCTTCAATGGTATCACTTAGAGTTCAAAGTTTACTGTGATAATACAGCAGGAACGTATGAGCTTAAATTGAACGGTGTGACCATTGCAAGTGATACTGGTGTTGACACGCAAGAAGGAACATCCAACTATCATCAGTCTGTAAGATTGCACAGTATTAATGATCGCACACCGCACTACGACGACCTATATGTTTGTGATGGTACTGGCTCAAAGAACAATGATTTTCTAGGTGTGGTTAAAGCAGTCCCAATCTTCCCCGAATCTGACCATACAGCACAATGGGAAACAGTGGTAGGTGGTCCCAACCACGCAGATTCGGTTGATGAAATTGAACCTGATGACGACACAACCTACATTGAAGACGATGATGTAGGTGACAAGGACATCTTTGAGTATGCTGACATTACTGACTCTCTCGTGTCAATTGATGGTCTAATGCTGCACACAATTTGTCGAGAAACAGATGCTACAACATTTGACATCATTCAAATTATTAGATCAGGCGGCACAGAATACGATCAAGCGAGTCAAGCTGTAGGTTCGTCATCGTATGTCAATCGCTATGACATTCTGGAATCTGATCCAGACACAGCTTTGGATTGGACGAAGACAGGAATCAATGCGGCTCAATTTGGTGTGAAGGTGGACTAATGGCACTTCTCTGGATTGATGGCTTTGAAGGCTACGGCACAACTCTCAATGCCGATCCTGCGCCTGTTGATGTTCTCGGTCGTCGGTACCCTATTGCTAATACCCCGACGGGTATGGAGATTAAGGAGGGACGCTTTGGCGGTCGAGCCATCTATTTCTGGAATAGTACATGCCAACTCAAAACGCCTGAACTTACTACCGATGATACCTTGATAGTTGGTGTTGCAACCAAACGAGAAATCAACAACGACATCTATCCAATTTCCATGTGTGATGGCATCACGTTGGGGATGAATATACGCATCCCTGGCGGCCAAAGTGAAATCTACATCTACCGTGGAAACTCCCTTGTAGAAATCACCAGTGGGGCTAACATCGGGATTGGTACTTGGCACCATATTGAGTTCAAAGTAAAGTGCCATGATAGCAATGGTGAATATGAACTCAAAGTAGATGGTATCTCTATCACCAGTGCTACGAGTGTCGATACAAAAGCTGGAGCAAACACTTACCATAACTCTGTTAAGCTAATGGTTCCATCTTCACATGGTCATCCTACCTGGGATGATCTCTGGATTTGTGATAGCACTGGTTCTCAAAACAATGACTTTCTTGGCAACCAGCGGGTATCAGCGATCTTTCCTGGCGGTCCCGATGATATAGCGGGTTGGGAAACATCGGTACCTGTTGGTAATCACTATGAGACTGTCGATGAAGAACAAGTAGACGATGACACTAGCTACATCGAAGACGACGATAGTGGTGATAAAGACCTTTGGAATTACGGAAGTGTTCCTACCTATGGACAAATTCAAGGTCTTCAAATCAATACTGATTGTAAGGAAACTGACGCAACTGACTTCACGCTAATCACCGTCATCAAATCGGGTGGGACGGAATACGACGATTCACCCCAAGCGGCAGGCAGCGGTGATTGGATTACACTTCGTCGTATTGCAGAACTTGACCCAGATACCGGCGCTCTTTGGACGGAGAGTGGCATCAATAATGGGATATTTGGCGTAAAGGTAGGGTAACATGGCACTGAGGGTGACGAGACAATACGGTGAAGTCCTGGGAGCGGGCGAAGGTAAGCTGCGTGTAACACGCCAGTATGGTGAAGTTCTTGGCTCGGGAGAAGGTAAGCTCCGTGTCACACGACAGTATATTGAAGTTCTTGCCTTAGCGTATGTTATCCACGAGCATAGTCTTAGCCAAAGCTTGGGCATTACCGATAATGCGCACGTGCCTGAACGACATGAACGATTGACTGATACTCTCGTTCTAACTGAGCGTGTTCCAGGTACATTCTCTGAAACCTTGGCCCACGATCTAAACCTCAGTGAGGCAGCTTCTCGTACACTTCCACAAAGTATCACTGATAACTTGAATCTCATCGTAGACTGGGATGGTATGCTCAGTGAAGGTGAGCATTCTTCATTCCATGACACACTGATCTTTACTCAAGATATTGAATTTGCTGCTGGTCTCTTCAATGTCCTGGAGACCGAAATGTCAATGACTGATAGTGTCAATGATATTGGACCACGCTATCGACTTTGTTGGAATCGGATTCACATGTATGATTACATGCCCTCCAAGTTTGCTAGTGCTGAGAGTGTTATCACTATGACAGATTTGACAGGGCGGGATTACTTTGGAGTAGCTTCATCTACCATTAGTATGACAGACGAAGCATATTGGAGCGAAACTCCAGAAGATAATCTAGGGTTAGTTCAAAGCTTGGATTGGGGTAAGACAAAAGGCATTCCTGCTCAGTGGCTAAATCTGGAGCATACTGTCGATCTACAAGGTGATTGGTCACGAGCGGTTATCGAAACGCTCGGAATTGGACACTCTCTTACTTACTATCTACCAGACCCATGTGATGATAAAGCTTACACACCATTTGTAGGTGAAAGTGATGTAACTGATAGTCCTACACCACCATCAGGAGACACGCCTTTTGTTCAAGGATTACCTGAAGGGGAACGATTCCTTTTACTCTACCCCGCCCTGGGTGAGTCTACTGACATCGTGGAACTTCGAGCACCTAATCTTGACAATCGAGAGCGACAAGCTTTTACACGAATCAACCGTGAAACTCGTGGTGGTAAGTTAGTTATCTTTGCCGATCCTGATTGGCCAAAGATCAATACCCTCGTTCTCAGTTTCTCTGGCTTGACAAAGACTGAAGTTGAAGAAGTTCAACAGTTCATGGTCGATCATATCGGTCAGGAAGTTGGTATTATTGACTGGGAAGGACGGCAATGGGCTGGTATCATAACAACACCGAACGAACGAGCCGTCCAAGATGGGAAGCATGGATTTACCATCTCATTTGAGTTTGAAGGAGTGGTGTTTGATGAAATGCCATCTGGCACTGCTATGTCATTAGTCGATAGCTTTACCCACTTCTTCCACAAAGATCGTTCTCTAACTGATACCATTGAGTGGGTCCATTGGCCTCAGCGATGGGTTGAATTTCCTCGTAGTCTAACCGACACGCTTTCCATGTCCGATCAGGTACAGGAACAGGTGGTGTAATGCTAATGCTACGTGCTCCCTACCCTGCGATGCAGGCAACTGTTATTCTCCCTAGTCCAAAATGGGGTGATTCATCTGGTGTTGCTTCAACACTTCAAATTATGCGGGCAATGGATGGAACATCATACACTTATGTCCATGCAAAGGAAGGTAGAAAGAAGCTACAATGGGATTTCACAATTGCTCGAAACAAAGCTTTGGAATTAAGAGCATTCATCAATGCCTACTACCGTTCAAAGATTCAAGTAACAGACCACAATGAAGATGTCTGGGTAGGCTACCTAATCAATAACCCATTTGAATACACAGGTAGTGGTCGGGCTGTTGATTTTTCTGGTGGTGAGACAATGGACATTACTCTGGAATTTGAGGAGGAAGAGTAATGCGTGATGTACCTTCTGGTATCCTGTCTAACTTGCAGCAACAGCATGGGGCTGAACCGATGCTCATTGTCGAAGTACAATGGGTAGATGATGGTCCGCGTGTTATGTATGCAGATCAAAAACTCAATGGAGCCAGTTATCCCTATCCTCAGATAATTCAAGTAGGAAACTTCGATATGGCAATCCAAGTTGATGGTGCTAGTGATTCACAGCAGATCAACATTACCTTGGATGATGTCGATGGTAAGCTAAAGACTCTTGTTGACTCATACGATATTCACAAACGACCAGTTTGGGTCTATCAAGGTTTTCAAGGGCTTACCATCAATCACAAGTTTCTTCTTTTCAAAGGGGAGATTAGTAGTCCTATCATTTGGGACGAGGGAGAACGCACACTCTCGTTTGACATTCTCACACGAATCGAAGACACCGAAGTTGCTTTTTCGATGGAGGAAGGTGACTTTCCGACTATTCCAGAGGAGACTCTTGGTAAGGTTTGGCCGCTCGTTTTCGGCGAAGTTTGTAACATGCAGGCTGTTCAAGTACGGGCTCCATTACGAGGTTACATCACACATGGAGAGGGTGTTCACGACTTCACGTTACCAGATAGAATCTGCCAAGCTCGGTATATTCAGTGTTCTTCTGTGTCCATAGGCCAATCTACGACATTTATTGAAGACCCACCTGGAACATACACTACTCAATCAGAGGAAACATACGGCCCTGATCTTGAGTGTGTTGCGCACCGTTTTGAGACAATGTGTAATCTGGAGTTCTTACTAGAACAGCAATTATCGTATGAGCACCTGTATATCAACATTCGAGGCGGGGAAGATTTTCCGCAGCAGGAGACGATTCGACTGAACATTGGTGGAGCCATTTTTACAGGCTTCTTTGATGGCACACAATTTCGTGTTCTTGAACGTGAACACCCTGATTATGCTACCACTGAGCATGTGGCTTGCGCCCCTGTACCAGATCGGTCTATCGGGCTCGAACCAACTCATTGGACTTCAGGATGGAAGCAAACTGGCTCTAAGACAGCTTGGTATTTTGATGTTGATAATTACGACGAGGATTGCGACGATCTTGAAGTCTTTCGACAGACTTATGAAGGTGGTCCTACAGCGTCCCAAAAAGCATTTGATGATATGCCTACGGCAAGCTTCTTCTGGATTCCACCAGGTACAGACGTGTATCTTGAAGATGAGGCAGAAATTCTCTACATCGTGAGTCTCCTCCCTGCTACAATCAATCATGTTGCTGCTTACAAGTCGCAGCCAACGGGGAGGAAGTTACTGTTGGAGGTTCCTGCTGAATACTACACAGTCTACGAGACTGATTACGATGGTTACACGGTAACAGAAATTGGGTTGAACAAGAAGCTAAGTCTTTATGACTCAGACTGGGATAACGACTTGTACATTTCGCTTACGTCCGATATTGGTCCAAATCCAGTAGACATCATTGAATGGTTGGTAAACAAGTATACCGATCTGACAATTGATACTGATTCGTTTGATTTGGTGCGGGCCAATATGACGAATTACCCAACAAACTTTTGGGTAAAGGAACGCAAGAATATACTTGAATTGATTCGTGATATTGCCTTCCAAACTCGATGCGCAGTCTACATTCGGAATGACACCATTTTCATCAAGTACCTTTCCAAGGAACCTGCCTCTGCTAGAACTATTACCGCAAGCGATATTCTTGTTGGTACTTTCCAAGTGACGCATACGCCAACCGAGGATTTGGTGACAAAACATGAAGTAGAGTGGCAGAATGGTGAAGCTGGTATTGAAGATGACGACGAGGTTGTTCGGAAGATCGTGTTGAAGCACAATGTTCCTAAGTATGGGGTGCAGGAAGAAAGCTACAAATACTACACCCAAAACACTTACGAAACAATCTTGAAATCTGCAACCTTCTGGCTGATCCGACGCTCGCATACCTGGAAGTATGTATCCTTTGATACATCTATCAAGCATCTTGATTTGGACTTGTTTGATTGCATCACGCTTGATCTGCCACAATTTTCAGCTACACCAGTGAAATGCGTTATCACGAAAGCCCAGTTTGATAACACCAACAATACCATTCATTTCGAGGCATGGACCCCGGTTCGAGCGGGTACAACGGAACCCTATATTTGGGCTTGGCCTGCTGACCAATCTGCGTATCGACGATGGCCTGTTGATGGTGAACAACAATGGGCTGAACCTGGATATGATTTCAATGTCAGCCCTCCAACTGACCATATCCTGTCAGGTGGTGGTGTAACAGAGGATGAGAATTTTGTTGTTTTGACCAGCGGTGATAGATTTCCTTCTGACCTTGATGATGGGCCACCGACACTTTTCTGCGAAATCTCTGACTTCGAGGATGTTGAAGAAGAGGAGCCTGCCTTCCAAGCTTTGAAGTTAGCTCAGAAGAATAATCGTCAACAGACAGAGCAACAAATGAATAAGGATGTTCCTGCTTCAGGGAGTGACTCGGATAAAAAGAAAGAGCGTACAGCTTGTGGGCAGCCACAGTATGGTGATGGGTGTGTCTACGAAGTCAAAGTGATGTATGTTTATTCAATACTGGTAAGTTCAGGGATAATTCTAGGTGGCTGCAAAGGTGGTCCTTGTTGGTGTCGCAAGTGTGGAGGATCCTGTGCCGGATCGCTGTCATACTTCTGCCATACATTTGGAGCGGCTTTCTCTGCTTGGATGTTCTACAAGCAGAAACAAGCTGAAATTGCTGCCTTGGCGGCAAATTGTGGATACTGTTGTTATCAGACGCAACCTTATATGGTCATTGGTCCGTACTCCATCCCCGACCCTGATTCGCCTTTCGGGGAGTGTGAGGATTTTCCAGGTGATCCTAATTCACCTAATCAAGGTGAAATATACGAACCTAAGCAGGCTACCTAAGAGGAGGGAGAGATGAAAGAGCAGGTTTGCAAATACCAGCGCACACTTTACGAGGTAGACCGTAAAGTGCATGTTTCATCATGCGGTAACTACAAGTGTATCCATCACTGCGGTCCAGTAAGTCGCATCATTTGCGATGATTGTAGCCTTCGTGAACCACCTGATTTGGAAGATCAGCGTGAACTTGAAACACTCGATGGTACTTACAACTACGAAGAAATCGAAGCAAGGACACCTGAAGAACGTCAAGCAATCTTGGAAACATATTGCTTCAAATGCAAGCATCTTGACACTGAAGCAAAAGTTTGTCAGGTGTGCGGCTGCACATTGCAAGCTCCTATTGATGAGTATGCAAAGTACGCCAACTTCCACTGTCCTTTGGAGCTTTGGTAATGCAACTACCTTGTCAAAAACGACGCCGAATTGTGCGAACAGAACGCGATGGTTCAAAGCGTGAGCTACACAAATGCGCGCATGGGATGGCTTCTACCTATCGACAGGAGGTAGATGACAACGTATGCGAAGGTTGTGTACTACGTCAAGTCTTGTTGAGTCAAAGACCTTGTAGTCCAAAGCCACCAAAGGAGCCTACGTATGCACAGCCGGTGTTCGGAGAAGACGCTGAAATTTGCTACCGGCAAATAAATGCTGACCCGCCAGAATGTCCTGACGGCTACAAACGTAGGTTAGATGATCCCTGGACTTTCGATTCGATTTGGTTTCCTTGCCAGTATCGTCTTTTCAACAATGATTTGAAGCCCAATGGATCAGTCAAGATCAATCCTTACTGCATCCTAGCAAAGAAGCCCATTGATTTTGAGGAGTGCAATCGCTGCCAAGGTGCCCTGGCAAACGTAGGGGCTACCTTAAATCCTGATGAAACACCTGATTTTCCAGGTTTCACTAAGCAAATGCAGAACTACTGGGCAGCGGTACGTAAGTGGATAGCCGCAGGACGACCTGTTCGCTCTAAAGGAGAGGTAGAATTTCTGCATGGTACTTATTGTGCCAAGTGCGATTGGTACGACAAAGAAAGCAAACGATGCAAGGGCTGTGGTTGTAAGGTGAGACCTAAAGGCTCAGCCATGCTGAACAAAATCAGAATGGCGACAGAACACTGTCCACGAGACTTTTGGTAATGGTAGCCAGCAGGTCGTAGTCGGCAAGCGGCATCACAAACATCAACCAAATCACGCCGCGATAGTCGAATGCTGGCGACCTGCTACCAATACAAGGGAGTACCGCGATGGGATGTTGTGCAGGCGGTAGGAAGAGTGTGGGTAATCGCAACACCAAGAATGTGCGAATCCCTGGGACGACTCGGACAAAGAAGTCCAAGATGAATCGTGCTGGCAAGCGAAAAATACGCCGGGCTCAAGGACATAAAAGATAACCCCGCCGGGGCCACGTTGGCAAGTCCAGCGGGGAGCAAATCAGCGTCCGAATGAGGCTAGCATCGCTTTGTACAGTTTAGCTTCAGCTAGGGCATCACCCAAGGCATCGTGTGCATTGTCGTTGACAATACCATACTTCTTGCACACCGCCCCAAGACTGACATACGGGAAAGGCGTCTTCAGTCCATGATATGTAGCGGCATCGTTGATGCTCAATGCGAAGAGCATCGTATCCCGTGGGTGCGGGTGGAAAAACTGATTGAAGGATTCTATCCCTAGCCAATTAGTCAAGAAGCCACGTTCAAAGGCCCAGTTATGGGCTAATGGCATGAGGCTCCGTTGAAAAGGCAAGTTGAGATTCTGGAACCATTCATCGAACAGATCAGCAACCTTCCAAGCGTCAGGGCAGTTGCTCATCAATTCCTCTATGTCCAACCCATGAACCATTTGGGCTCCATGCTCACACCGCTCTGGGTGAGCCGGTGCGATGTTCATATAGAAGGGATTGATGTCGGGGACAGGTTCAATCTCGCTTGTGAGTGGTACAACGGCAATCTGAATGATCTCGTGGAACCCTGCCACTCGACCAGTTGTTTCCACGTCTACGGCAACCATCATGTTGCCATTCAGATTTAGTAAGCTATTCGGTGCAGGCATTTCCATCTCTCCAATCTTCACCTTCATCTTGCCATTTCTTCTTACGATCCTCGGGAGGTTCCCATGAGTCGCCTTCAAAGAATCCTTCTTCTGGCAGAGTATCTTCCGGCCCCACTGTTGTTGGAGGCAGAGAAGGCGCTGCTGGCGGCTTTGGTTGCTCGGGAGGCCGTGTTGGTCCGTCACCACTTGATTCCAAACGCAACAAACGCAACATTTTGCGGTTGTTGGGGATGTTTGCGGCTCAAGTTGCCGTCGCAAGCTCTCGCTTGCCATTAGTAATGCGCGTTTACCGTGGTGGCG